TCCCATTGATCTCGTTCCCGTTTTCTAAGTTTTTTGAGTTCTTTGTAAAGTGTTTTAATTTGTTGATAAGCCTCTTCGGGAGAGATCTTATCAGATACTTCAAGTCCAGCAATAAGAGCAACTTTGTCTCCGAATCGAGCAAGGGCTCTCTCAAATTCTGTAAGAGTTTCATACATAAGTTAATTAGCGAACATCAATAGCGGGTTGACCTTTGACAAAAATAGTGTCTACGACTTCTTCCAGACGACGCTGGGTTTTTTTGCCGTAGTTTTTAAACACAGGAACGGTCACAAAACCTGTGGGTTTACGGTACATTTCAAAATTACCTGCTTCAATTTTACCACAAGCAATGTCTTTTGCATCATCTTTGTTAAGACGAATGACACGACCAATGGTTTGTGCCATCTCAACAATAGGAAGGTTGCGAAGCAGAATGGTGTGAGTCAGACCATGAACGTTGATACCCTCAGACAAAATACTGTAATGGAAGATGATGAACTTACGCTCAGGATCTTGACCCCACTTGTTGAATGTATCAAAGAAAGTCTCACGATCTACTTTGGTGTTGTTGACATAAGCACCAAACTTGCTGGTGATGTGAAGAACATCATAGCCACGCTCAGCAAGGTCTGTAAGGACCGTAGTGCGAGAAAGCATCTGCCACAAGACTTTGCTACTAGGAGAAGCTACAAGCACCTTCTGGGCGTTCCTATCGTCCAGTCCGTCGATCATATCAAGTAAAGTGTTATGATCGTTGTCTGCAGCACTAAGACCTTTTTGGCGTTCGTAATCTACTTCATGAATATCAATCGTAGGACGAAGAATGCTACCTTGTTCAACCAGTTCTGGAGCAGAAATATTAGAAATAATCTGACCAAAAACAATCTTGTTGTTCATGCCAGTGCCGAGCGAAGAACGGCGATGCTTGGGAGTAGCAGTAAAATAATAATAGTTAGTAGCATTACAAGATGCCACAGAATCGAAAAAGTCAGTGCGAGTTGCGTTATGTGCTTCATCATAGTAAGCGACATCAATGTGAATTTCCGATTCGTTAAGACGACGGAGTGAATTATATGTAGTGAAGATAAGTTTGTGGTTATCAACAATTTTATCCCAAGTAGCAATTACTTCTGGGTTGGTTGTGCTTTTGTGACTTGTTTCTCCACTGTGAACGTGAAGAACGTTAGCATCATCAATAAACTCAAGAAACTCACTAGATAATTGTTCGGCAAGTAGGATACGGGGGGCACAGACAACAATCGTCTGTGGAGTTGATGCTTCACGCATACGACGCATAGCATCAAAAATCATGATCAGGGTTTTGCCAGCACCAGTAGGAGCGATGATCTGCCCGAACTGATGGCGTTGCATGGCGACGAGAGATTGCTCTTGCTGGGGGCGAAGTTTCATGACAACCATTGATTACAAAGACATTATACACTGAAATCAGATGGCTGTCGGTATCAAGTGTGACAGTTTACGTTCTGGTCCAAACTTTGTGGAATCCAAAAACACAAACAGATTCTAATTCAATATAAGATAATTTAGATCCTTCCCATCTAAATTTTAAAATAGTTTTTTCTGCTCCAGGAGAAACTTCAAAGATATAATCATATTGTTCTTGAGTTAAAATTTCTAGATCTACAAAATTTTGATAATATTGTTTTTTTAGATTAAAATAATAAGATTCATCTCTATTTAAAAAAATAAGAGCATCATTATTATCCGAAGGAACAAAAGATGTTGTAATATTTACACCAAAATTTTCGGGATTTTCTAAATCTATTAAGTAAATTGGAGAAAATGCATTTATTTCATTTTTTGTTGTAGCAGTTTTAATCACATCATATTTTTCCAATGAAGAAAAATATTCCCATTCAAAAAGATGAGAATCTAAAATAGAAACTTCAATATATTTTCCACTTCCACCTTTTTTTAAATAATTTCCCCAAAGAATAATTTTTTGATTTTTTTCTAAAATTTGTTTAATGATAGGAGATTCTGGAACATCATAATAAATCCCAAAAACGCCACATTCATTATAATTAATTGGATTTCTTGGTGTTATGGTATAACCAAATATATCTTGAATATCCGCAGTATACCAAACTTTCAAGTGATCTATAACGCTTTTATCAATAAAAAGTTTTTCATATTCTAGTATTCTTTCATGTGTTAATTCATCAACATAAGGAGGAGAACATTCTATGTACCTATATGGAAATATTTTAGAATATGCTACTTTTTTTTTCTGATTTAAATCAAATATTTCAGCGCCTATATAATGATCTATTTTTTCTTCCATTTTTAGTTAAATATTGTTTGCGTAAAATATATATCCTTCATTTGTAAACCCTCTAACAGAAACCCAAAGTTCTGGATAAGCAACTTTATCATCTAAAGGAAACAAATCTGTAGCAAATTCTTCCGCTTTTTCGTGAGAATGAAAAAGAATCGCAAAAGTATTTTCTTTTTCAAACACAGCATACACTTCAATAGGTAATATTTGTTTATAATGATTTAATGCTTTTTGTATATTTTCTTCATTGGAAGAATTTTTAATTCCAGTTTTTTTAATAATTAAAGTCGGTTTTTCTACATGTCGAGAATATTTTTCAATAATATCGACATATTCATCTACTTTATATAAATGATAATCCATTTATTTTTTCTCCATTTTCCAAGCAATTATAGTTCTTAATCCAGCATATAATCTAGTAGTTTCTTCCGCACAATGAGGTATCAATCCAGGAAAATAAACTGCTCTGTTTTTTGCTGGCAATACATATTTATTTTGTATGTCATTATCAAAAATAAATGCAGTTTTTCCCCCATACTCATGACACCAAAAATTATTGGCATAATATAAAAAAGTCATATGAGAATTGGTATTTCCATCTTGATGAAGCTGTCCAGCAAGACCAAATGTATTACCATTCGCATAACATTGTGTCAATGTTAATTCTTCGCCAACAATTTGTTGTATTTTATTAAAAAGATATTGATTAAAAAATTTTTCATGAAACAATCCCATAGACCAAAAAGATGTATCTTTTTTTGGATTTTCTTCTTTTCTTGATCTATGTCCCCACGCCCAATTTGGTCTTTGTAAATATTTTTGTATAGATTCGTTGTCTATAGAGGAAAAAACATTATCATATATTTTAACATCATTATTTGTAAACTTATGTGGTATCAAATTATATTTTTTAGATAATTCCATATTCTCTTATCAATTTAAATTTAATATTTTCAAATTCATATACATCTTTTCCTAAAAGATCTTTGTGTTTGTAAATAATTTCAGAAAATTCTGTTAATATAGATCTTATACGAGAATCATAAATTAAAGACTCCATCCAAAATACAGCAACTTTTCTTGTTCCTGAGATAATTGGTTTTATTTTATGCTCTAATCCTGTAGGATATATAATGGCTTTTCCAGGTTCTAATTTATATTCTATTTCTTTATCACCTATTTTTATAACTAATTCTCCACCTTCATACTCAGAAGGAGAATTTAAAAAACAACTAACACTATAATCACTTTTAATTCCATCCATTAAATACATATCATAATGATAATCATAGTGCATACCTTCATGATATTGCAAAAACAACGGCTTACTAAATCCTTTAATATTAAAAAGATATTTTAAATATAAATTAGAATCTACATATTCATCAAAATATTTTCTAAGTGTGTTGTAATGAGTAAAATCATAAAGTTCTAAGTTGTTTTTTAGTTTTTTATCGTCCGATCCACTTATAGCTCCATCAACAAAATCACAAATTTCATAATAATCTAAAATATTAGAAGTTTGTTCTTCATTCAACAAATCAATAGTATGTATCATATTTTCTAAGCAATCTATTTGTTTTAATTTTTGTTTTGTTAGATATTCATACTTGGCTATTTTATAAAACCATACCGAAGATATCATATTTTATTCATTCCCAATTATTTTTTGTAACAATTCTGGATAATACTTTTTGAGTTTTAATTTTTCAATCAATTTTTTAGTTTCTTCAGTTATTTTAATTTCGTTATTAACATTCATTCGAACATATTCTTGAATATTGTATATATTTTTTGACATATAATCGAAAGAAGCTTTGAAGCCGTAAGCAGTAAATTGATCTTCTGTAGTCAAATATTCAACTTCTTTATTTGGATATAATTCATTATATTTTTTTGGATCAATAGCAAATTTATATTCACAACAAAATTTAAATGCTTCATATGGAGTGGAAAATTCTTCATATTTTGGCAAAGATTCTCGCAACCATTTTCTCCATTTAATCCACATTTCAGTTTCGCCAGGATATTTTTCTTCTACATCAGACAATACTCTCCAATCACTAAAGTATAACATTTCATTTATTTCTTTTTTTAATGTAGTCCATTTTCCAAGAAAAAATGCTTCATTGTTTGATATTAAAGTATTAGCATCATCAAGCCATTTATCTGCTTCTTCTTTTTGATTAAGAAATCCTACAGTATTAAGTATGTTATATACTTCAGTTGCCTGTTCATTAGATTTTTCAGTAAATTGATACGATTGCCAATAGTAACTTTGGTTGGCATAGTCTAAACGTTTACGTTTTTTCTGGCAAAAATAAGAATTATCATTATAATATACAAAAAATTCTATTTCATCTTTATCTACATCATGCCATTCTGGCGTCAAAGAATTTAAAACAACATCATTCCAAACATCATCAGAAACTAGCGTTGAAGTGTCATAATTTAAAAAGTAAATAGTTTTTTCTAGAAAATTTACTTCTAATATTGCTTTTTTTTCTATAAATTGATCTGTCATTTTATTTTACCCTCAAGGAATCTTTAGATACCATCCAGTTACAATATATTTATCTTGAGTAAAGACAGTATTACCTTTATGTACATGAGTTAATCCAGCTGGCCATACTACTACAGTTCCTTGCGTAGGTCTTATTCTTCTTCTTTGATACATAAATTCAGTCTCAGCTTCATTTTCTGGCATTGTATTTAAATACACAATCCACACTAATTCTCTATTGCAAAAATCATAACTTGAATTTTCATAATGCCAGTGATGATATCCGCCTTCGGGCGATGTTTTTTGAACTTTCAAATCTGTAGATATTAATTTACAATTTTTTAACTGAGGATATTTATCTATATAATGAGAAGCTGTTGCTTGCAAATATTGATTTAAATTATTTGAAAGTGGTTGACTTGTTTGATTCAATAGTATAGCTTGATCGGATCTACCTAATTTACCATCAGTAAACTGATTTTCTCCATCCATGAAACATCCATTGGATTGTTTTTCAGTTATACTAGAATTTATTAAAATATCATCAAAATGATTTATAATAGATTCGCATATCACTGGGGGAACAAATCCTTCCCACACTCCGATAAAATCAGAAAATTCTGATTTAGTTATTGACGAATCTTTCATCAATTCAACGGGTCTAATTGGTTGTATTGCCATATTTCAGAAAGCCTTTATAATATATTTTGCTCTATAATATTTAGAGATTAAAGGAACGGTTATATTTGGTCTAAATTTTGCAGTTGGTACTATTGCTTTTTTTGTTGATAAAGTAAAAGTTCCTACATCAGAAATTAATGCTATTTCAGGAGCAGAGAATGAAACCTGAGCAGTTTGAGACAAAGAAGTTGCTCCAAATACAGTTCCTGGTCCGTTTACATTTCCGTAACCATATGTAAGAGCACCAAAAGGAGTTTTAGAAATATAATGGCTATGTGTTAATGTCCCTCCAGTTGTATATCCTATAACAGTTGCTGTAGTATTATCTGCCAAATCTATTGCTCCCAATCTTATGGATCCACCAGTTGTTACTTTACCTGGAGCATCGCTATTATTAGTATTGTTTAATGGTATGTTATCAGATTTAGCAGAAGCCCAGTAGTTATTATACGAAAAATAGTCTGTCCAATCACCAGCACCTTGTCGAGGTGGATTTGATGCTCCAGGATAAAAGGAAGAAACATTATTACCAATACGACTTCCTCCACTGCGAGAAGGTAAAAGTCCAGGACTTCCCCAAGCAATTAATCCATTTTGAGTTTCAGTTACTAAACTAGAAACCATTTCATGAAAATGTTCAGGAGTTTTTACTATACTTTCTCTAAGTGGACCAACTTCTCCAGTACAATTACCAGAAATATTAAATAAAGTGCTTCCAGTAATATTTTGATATCCAGAAGTTCTTATTGTTCCTATTCTAAAAAATTCACTGCTAATTTCATCTTCAAACAATTGTTCTCTGGGATATGGTCCGCTAGCATCTATTTTATCAATGAACCAAAATCCTCCTTGAGATCCAACTGTAGTAGAAGATCCTGTATCAGTTCCATCTGGCCCAATAAACGTAGGTACAGATGGGGACGAAGACACATTACCATCAACTCTTCCAGTTCCATATAATTTTCTATTCCTATAATCAGGAAGTTTAAATGTACCACTATAAACATATGGAGATTCATCAGATTTAGTTCCAGTTCCTCCATAAATGTTTCCAATAACATCAAATAAATCTGGATAATCAGAAGCGTTTAAAGTTCTGCCATCACATTCGATAAATCCTGGATATCTAGATTCTGGAGATCCATCTAATGTACCAAAAGTTCCAGAAGCATCCCTAAAAATAGAAATAACAGTTCCTATACTGTAACCATCGGCTTTTCCTAATGAACTATACCAAGTAGAAAGTTGATCGGATACTGGAGCTTCTGGCAATGCAGTAACTCCCCATTGATCAGTTACACCTCCAATATTAACATTTATAAGAGAAGCATTACTTCCATAACTTCCTGTTCTCAATCTTAGCATTAAAGGAGAATTGTTAGATATAGTTTGTGGCGCTGGGGATGGGGGATGAGTTGAACCAGTAATATTAAACCAATCTGTGCCATTATTAACACTAAACTGTGGTTGGGTGCCAGTAAAGTCTGTAGGTATTGTAATGGAAAGAGGAGCTGGAGATGTTATACCACGAATAATAACTTGATTACTATATACCGTTGTAGTAGATTTTTGATTAGGTCTATCAACAAATAAAAATTGATCTGGAGTCGTATCACCAGCTGCACTAGTTTTTACTACCCATTCATCTGATAACTCTCCGTATGCATTCGTTCCGATTCTAACAATACTTTTAACTTCAACTCTTGGTTGATTTGGAGGCGTAATTTTAAGTTGCAAAGTTTCATTATTTTCAATAGTAACTATTTCAGTTAAAGGATTTTTCCAAGTACCTCCATTAACAGACACAAAAACTGGAATATTATCTGGATTCGAGGCTGATACATTAGCACTATAATTAATTCCTTGTATTTGCACTATATTGCTTAGTACTTCAGATCCTCCTATAGCATCATCTACATTCGTGAAATTGTAAAATTCTGGTCCAGTATCAATATCAGCTGTAGTAGTAACAACCCAATCAACTGCACTTCCATCCCCAACTGTTACTAAAGCAGTTATTCTATCTCCAGGTAATGTGCCAGATACTAATTTAAGTTGGATTGTTTCTCCATTATAAACCACCCCAGTAAACCCTTCTTTTTTAATATTCGCAATATACAAGTCCACATTAACTGGAGTTCCACTTACGCTAGAAGCACTTACATTAACAACAGCACTTCCAGTGGCAAGTCCAGTTATTTGTTCAACACTACTAGAAATAAGTTGATTCGGCAAAGCGTTAGGAACATCAGTAAAATCCCAAGGATTTGCAAAAGCAGGAGGAGTTTGTTTAGTAATTAGTCTATATCTAGATTGTACTTCCACTCCAGGATCGCCAACAGTTAAAAATATTTCTTTTTCTGTGTTATATAATTGAGAAGATTTTACATATAACCCTAAAACAGCTCCATTAGTAACTTGAACCGTATTTCCAACAAAAATAGTAGTACCATTCACAATCAGAAATGCATCAGGATCTCCACTTACAGTGGCGGGTACAGGTTTATTAATACCAAGAATAGTAACAGTATTTTTAGTAGTATAGTATGTATCTATTTCTGCTTCTGCTTCAGTTATAAATGTATCAATTTCATTTGGTTGCCCAGCCACTTGTATATATCTTACGGTTACTCTTCCATTGCCACCATTGTTTTGTATAGGTCCACCAAAACCATATCGAGATAAAGACGTAACAATTTGTTTCTCTTCTGAATATCCATAAAGATAAACTGATCTACTAAAACCAGCTGTAGAATTAGGAATTCCTAAAGATGTTATAGCAGCATTTGTTCCTCTCCATGCACCTCCAGGAAAAATTTCTGGAGTTTCATACCAATTTGTAGTGGAAGTATAAAAACCATTTAGACCATTTTTTCCAGATACTCCTCCCCATGCAGCAATTTGACTATAATAATAAGAACGGCCACCGTCATTATAAAAAGCAAAATCTGCGTAAAAATAGTTAGAAGCAAGATTACGATTACCAAAAAGATTCGTTTGAAATAATCCATAAGTTGAGTCCGCAAAACCACCTCCACCTCCTCCACCAGGAGTATTTCCATTTAAGGGATCACCAAGGCCAACTTCATCTTGCATAGTTCCTAAAATATATGGCTGATTACTATAGTAAACTGTGCGACCATGGAGAAGCTCCATTGGAACACTAGTTCCTTTTCTTCCAGCAATGTCACCACCTGCAAGTGGATATGATCCTGGTGCTCCACCCCCACCTCCAGCCCAGATTAACGGAGTCCATTTAGAAGGTCTATTTGCTTCAGCTAAAGGCCAAGTAGTAGAATTTATACTATATGCAGCAGCGGACCATGTAATACTGGCACAACTAAATGCACCGCCACCACCCCCTTGTACAGCATTGTTGACAGAATATCCGTCACCTCCTTTACCACCAGCCCCGTATAATCCATTTCCTGGAATTAATCCTCGATTATCTTCAGTACCTCCCGCAACTCCAACTTTACCGCCTTGTCCTACTCCAATATGCATCGTAGAACCTCCAGGAACAGTAAACATTCCTGCGATAAAACCACCATATCCGCCTTCCCCACCACTTTGTGCGGCAAGAGGTTCTGTTCCTCCACCCCCGCCTCCATGAACATCTACTTGAATAGTTGTAGTACCAAGAGAAGTTCCAGGAAGATTAACAGAAGTAATGCCAGGAGATGTATAAACTTTTTTTACAGTTACGGCCATGAGAAATAAATAAAAAGTATTTTAATATTTTATTATATATTCAACCAGTATAAATGGAGATTGAGTATCATCAAAAGTAGTATTTTTAATTGTAGTTGCAATATTAACGGTTGTAGTTAAATTTTCTGCTCCTACATTAAAAGTATTATAGGTCCATGCAAAATTATGAGTGTGTCCGCCAGGAGTAGGCATTGTTACTCCATGAAAATGTGTAGAATCAGAAGTCCCAAATG